CACGTAATAGCAGATTGCACAAAATTTTCTTCCCCAGTGGACAAATCTTTGTGCAAAATGTCAATAGACACAAAATATAGTACCCACACCCCTTAGGGTAGGGGAGTGGGCACTAAATAGGGACTATTACAAGATATTAAAGCATATCAAATGTAATTTCACAGTTGATTTGTTTGCCGGTTGCTACAGGGGCCTTAATGATAACACTTGCGGTAGTATTATCGTAGCATGCAGGCACAAGTGCGTTGTTGGTGGAATTATACAAATACATGTCTCTGTAAACGTTGCCGGGGAGGTCTGCAAAAGGTATATCACCAAACGCGGGCGCGACAGAAAATTTTGTGTCTGTAGGGGCGTCAGCGATGAAATAGCCGTGAATTGCAATATGCAAATGCCGGCCATCGAAAGATGCATAACTTGCGTCAGCCCCATTTGTAAAGTTTGTGGCTGTCAGCTTGGTAATGTTATTGATCTTAGCTGTCGTTATGCTGCGGCAAGTATTCCGGCCAAGGGTCCATGCGCTAATCTGTTGTTCATATTCGGCATATTGGAGATCAATATTGCCACAATCGGGTGATACATAAATGCCGACACGCTGACATTTTACATCATTTTTGTTTGTAGCAATGATCGTGCCCCGAATATTGTAGCACCCTTCCAGTATTTGGATGCCGATATTATTTGTCTCGGATCCTACAGGAACCTTAAATCCATTCGCATCGAGCAATAATCCGGAAAACACGATGTTATTACTTGTTTGTTCGACAACTACTCCGTTAGCGTAGCTCTCCTGTACCTCAGTGTTGCAAAATAGTTCACGTTTTGCGTAATACAAATGTAAGGCGATTGATCCCGTAATGGTGTGTGAAGCATCATAAGATGCACGCCATCCGTTCATCTTAATCGCCAGGTTACACCATTTGTTCGCTTCGGTTTCGCACAAAACGCCATTATAGCAAAAAGTTACTACAATATTACATAATTCCGAATCAGAAAATTTTGCGTCGATTCCCAAATCGCAGGTATCCACAAACGCATTGATAATGGATACATATGCAATATATAAGCTCGAATTGATGCCAATGGACCACCCAGATACGATAATGTCCCTGATAACACTATTGCGGCACTCCAGCGCATAGGAATCGCCTTTGATCTTGCGATATTCTTCGTGATTTTGGTTTGCGGTGATCATCCATGTTTTGTTACGGATATAAATGCCGCTTCCTGCCCCGTTGGTGGCCCCTACTCCATAAAGCGCCAGCGATTCGATACGAATCGTAAAATAAATGTCATCGTATGTATTGGGGGCTTTGTATTCGAGGTCGTAAATAATTCCATCGCTGGCGGTGATCCATATAATGGCTGTGTCGCGCATGTTTTCACCGATTATTCCGCAACCTCTTTTCATATATAGGGTATCTGACATATAATAAGTTCCGCTCGGGAAATATACTGTATGTCCGGCATCCAACAGCTGTTGTAGCGTCGATGTATTTTGTGCTGCGGCGCTCTGATCGTTTGCTTTAATACCTGCTCCCAGCGCCGATACATAGGTCTGTATTTGATTGATGCTATGTTGCAACTCCGCGTCGGCGTTCTCCCGAGCCGTTGTCTCCGTGTTAATAGCCGTCTGAAGCTGGGTGTCGGCGTTTTCCCGGGCCGTTTTCTCCGTGTTAATAGCCGTCTGAAGCTGGGTGTCGGCGTTTTCCCGGGCCGTTTTCTCTGCGTCGATAGCCGTCTGAAGCTTGGTGTCGGCGTTCTCCCGGGCCGTTTTCTCTGCGCTCAAGCCCTCATTAAATGCATTGATAAGGTAGTGCAAAACTTCATTTGTGGAGCTGCTCACGCAGTTAGAGCCGGGCACGTAGGCGTCACCGGCAATCATTGCTTTTGTGACACGTACAAGCGCCCCATTGACCCACACAAGATCGTTGACAGCTCTTGCAGCTGTCGCGGTGGGGCTGTGGCCCTCATCGATGGGAGTAATGGCCCTTTTCACATCGGCCCAAAGCTCATCGAAATTACCAATTTTTGTCCAAAACTCTGTGCGATCCAGAGAGACACCGGAGGGCACCGGCTGTACGGAAAGATAAGCGTTGCCGTTGCTGTCCACGACAACGGTGTTTGCTTCGTACTGGCTGGTGATGTTCCACTGAATCGGGTTTGCGTACTTGATCGTGGCCAGGCTGACGAAATTCGTCAGTTTGGTGTTGAATTCGTTCAGCTCGTCCATAATCCAATCCAGATTGAGATCATGGAAATTGGTGTAGGGCGCTTTGTGAATAGGATTAATATTCATAAATCACATCTCCTTAATATACCAGCAAACAAAAATTTGCCCGGATGTCCGTAACGATTTTATGAACGGCGTTCTCCATTGCAAGGGTCAACTCTTTGGCAATAAGGTCTTGCGGGTCCCGTCCTGCCCGGCCCTTCTCGGTCACGGTGTCTTTGTAGCCGTCGTGCAATTCGGAAGCGCTTATATCGGCGGTTGTCTGATCGGTGGTGGTCGTGTCCGTGCCGCTGCTGGTAATGGTGTTTCCAGTTCCAAGGGCCGTTGTACTCTTTTCAGCGGTTTGCAATGTCCCGCTGTCAAAACCCGTGACGTCCCGGGTGGTGCTGTCGCTGCCGGTATTCTGGCCGGTGGTGGTCAAGTTAGGCGTTCGTGTAGTTGTTCCCTTTACGTCGTTTGTGCGGTTGATTGTGCCACCGCTGGTTCCTGCATGGTCGGTGATTCTGGTTCGGTCATCGGATGCCAAAGCATCATAGTTCAGGCCGAGGGCGGCAGCGTACCGGGTCCAGCTCGGAAGCATGGTTTCAGAATATACGCCAAGTGCCCGGCGCATTGTTGGGCCGTCCGCGTACAACACTTCCAATTCCAGCGTATCAAACAGTAATTGATTGCAGACAGTTTCTTTAGAGACACTGTCGGGGACTTTCAAGTCGTCGAACAGTTTCGGGTATCTTGCCAACAGGCCGTTAAAGCTCAACGTTGCGTGCATCGTTGTTCACCTCCTGCGCCCCAGTATCGGGCGGAAAACGCCAATCGACCCATAAAGTAGATTTGTCAATTCCAAAGAGCTTGTGAACCCTCTCACACCCATGCTGCAAGCTGTCCAACCATAGCGACGCTTTGGCGGCTGTCTCAACGTTGTTAGAATTGACTTCGTCGGTCAACATCCGCTCTTTCTTGCTGGTGTTGGTGTTGGGGATGCCTACTTCAGTATCAAACAGGGCTTTAATGGTTTTAAGGGCTGTCAACAGTTCGTTGGTTATGAAGTTCCCTTTAAGGTCTGTCGCAAAGTACATCCATGGGGCTTGCCCGGATGCCCCATTTTTAGGCGCTTTGAGCAAAGAGGAATCCACAAAAACTGCGGGGTCGCCCTGCATGATCTGGTCGAACATCTTTTTAAAAGATTCTGCACCGGCCTTGTTACCAGATGCAAACACATACGCCAACCGGCTGTTGATCAAATTGCTCTGGATGGTCTGGGCGGCTAAGGCCATCATATCCCCATAATAGGCAACAATATCCACCATACCGCGGTAATCGGGCTGCAAATTGATGATCTCGCATTGTTTTCCGATTTGCAAATACGGGGACCCTTTAATAAAAGGGTTTGCAATGATGGAGTGTGTGGGATTGTAAAAAATGTTAATGCCTGTCAATCCCATTCGGTCATATACCAGGCCGTAACGGTCAGTATTGAACACCGTAACACCGCCGGAACCAAAAACAAGATATTGCAAGCGGTTACTGGGCCAAGTGTCGGGGAGCGTCCAGCGGACCATAGACACAGCTTCAAGGAACAGATATTTGCGGAAATAATAGGATAAGCTGTTGCCCTTGGTGTGCATCACAGAGGGAGTCACCGGCGACACATGGGCGTTAATTTGCTCGTAGCTGTATGGAGCACTCACAACAGACGACCTCCCTTTGCCATTTTAAACAGTAACCACACCGGCAATTTGCCAGTAGGCCACGGCCCGGGACCCGGACCAGGGCCCCCGCCCGAGTCCCACTCTACGTCCCATGTCCCCACCTGATTCGGGATCCTGATAATGCTGGACGGGTCCCTCAGGTTTCCAGCGGCATCGGCATACTCCCAGTGCGTGTGAATGCCCGTTGCGTATCCAGTCTGCCCCTGTGTGCCAATAAACTGACCCTTTGTAATCGTGTCGCCAACGTTCCAAATCTGCGATGCAAAGTGCGCAGCTCGCCATGTCGTGCCGTTGGCCATTCGCACTTTAATCATATTGCCCCATGACTGGTCGCCCGAGGTGCTGCCATTCCAATGCTGGGCCACTACCACGGTGCCCGTTTCGGGCGCATATGCTTTATGGTCTCCATGCACCGTGTCAATGCCCCGGTGGGGGCTGCCGTCAGCGTATGCAGGATAACCGGCGGTTACTCTGATCGGCGACACGTCAGTAATACATTGTTTATATACGGCCATTATTCGCGCCTCCTATTCATAGAAAAAACCATTCTTCATGTAACTTTTGACACTGTCAATTTCAGCGGCTGTTGCGGGCAACGCAATATCGGGGTCGTCTACCATCATGAAACCCGGGATACTGAACAGCTGCACTTTCTGACACAGGGGCCGTCCGTGGTCCTCGTTGTTGTCGTCCACCAGATCATAAAATGCACCTGTCAAATATGGGGTGATGCCATATTTTGCAACGCTGGCCACACCACCTTTTGATTGACTCGAAACGGTCATTTGCTGGGCCCCGGATGCAATGCCGTTTATAACATTGCCCCCACCGAAAAAGGACTCGATACCGCCTGCAACAGCACCCAACGCGGTTTGAATCAAACCGCCAAGACTTGCCAATTCATTTACGTTGGTTGTGATCTGAGCCAGCTGCACAGGTACCGAGACGTTACCGGACGTGGAAAAGAAAATTGTATTGAAATCTTTATTAAATGACAAGTCCAGTATTGCATCGCCGGTACGGTAATCGACAGTTAATCTACAATACAACGTGCTTTGCAACACAAATAGGTTCGCATTTAATTTGATTTCCCCAAAGGGCGGACAATACAGCGTATACTCGGAATAGGGCGCTCCGTCTGTATAAACGCCCCTTGTAATGTGCTGCGGATGATGGGGGGTTGAGACGCTAAAAGTAAAAACGTTTTTGTCATTGGTATTCTGGATAACATAAGCGTTTCCCACGTTTTGCATTTTCCACCAACCGACGGGGATCTCCGTTATGGGGGTACCAATGGCCGCATTGCCACACGGTATCCAAAACGCTTTTGAAATGTACTGAATAGGATTAAACAGCGCTTTTGTCAAATTTGAACTGATTTCATCCGCGCTAATATCCAAATAATCAGTATTTTGCAAAAGAGCGGCCATGAGCTTTTGAAACGTGGTCGCGCTCATTGCAAAATAAATCGCACCACCAAAAGACACATACCCGGGCGCGTTGACCGCCACAACGAAAAATCCCTGACTGCCACTTTCTGGGTTATCTGTAAACGGCGTTGAATTTGCATAGATAGTTCTGGTGGTAATCGTTGCTTTTGTGGGGTACAAATTATCTACGATTTTAGGGTCATACTTTGCGGACGATCTCACAACATATTCGGTAGAATTGCCGATCTGATCTCGGTAGCTTGCCAGCGTATCAACAGTCAACGACGCAGTCCAGAGCGCATCGGAATATGTCCAGTTCTTTACCCAGTAATATCGGCTGAATGTGGGAAGATAGCAATAATTGAACCCGGTGGGGTCGCTGTGTGTTGCAATTTTGATCTCGGGGTTTATGATGTTGCAAGGGGATTTAAGGTCAATTCCGAACTCCTGCCCACCGCTGGGCCGCTTTGTGCTGTTTGTGCGCTTTGCAAACTGGTAAAATATAGCTTGCATTTTGCACCTCCTATAAAATAACCGGCGGGCAGATGCCCGCCGGTGCCGGTCAGGACTTCGAGGGGTCCTCGTCCTTATGCGTGGTGGTTTTCAGGGTGGGGGCTGTTGACGCCTGGGTATCGCTCGGCGCAGTGACGTCTTCGGCGGTCATCAGGAACAGAACGGCGTTCTCGGTGAAGTCATCGTACCACGACCAACCGTAATGATACCAGAAGTTCGTATACAGGCCGCGGGCGTTCATGGGGGTCGGGACCATGCGGGTCAGCTTCGGAGTGTAGCCGATTGTATCCCAATCCAGCAGGCACCCAAACACATTGGTGAGCTTCACCGCGGTACTCTTGTCGGATGCCCCGCCGGTGTTGGTCACAACAGGAGTCGCAGAGATGGTCTCGCGCTCGTCGATGTTCTGCCAGAACGTAACCTGCTCCGCGTCGCGGTATTTCAGCATATTATCATGGAACACCTCGGGAATCACGCGGGCATCAATCTGGCTTTGCGCACCGCTGTACAGATAGAGGTGCTGGCGATCGTACGGAGTATGGCGCATGATGTTGTACGTCGTGCCGCCGATCGTCCAATTCTGATGCCATTTGATGGAGCGTTCCTTCATCAGGCGGGAAATATCGTTGATACGGCCATAGGCATATTTGGCAAACCCCGGGAAGTTTGCTTCTTTGTACACGTCCTGCACGGTCAGTTTCGTGCCCTGCTGGGCGTTGTACTCATCAAGCAGATAAATGACGCTTTTCGGGTTGGCCACAGTCATGCCGGTCAGATGATTGGCCATCAGGTTATTGGCAAGGTTACGCCGGTCTGCTTCGATCTGGTTCGACAGATGCAGCACGAAAGAGGACCAGAACTGCGCCAGTTCCTCGGGGCCTTTGAACGCTGCTTCCATCTGGGTATCAGCTTGCGTGTATACGCGGCTGTAATTGGTCTGGCCATAGTAGTTAGTCTGAAGAACTTTAGGCTTGTGGACTTCGTACATATCCACGCTCTGGCCTTCCGTAAGCGCCCACGCCTTATCGGTGACGGGGTCAGTGTCAGCGAAATTGATCTTCCGAACGTGGTTCGACCAGTCGTCGCCCGTGACCTGCAAGCGTTTCAGGGGTGCATCATAGGGACGGACAGCAAAGATGGTGCGGCCCAACACCTGGCTAACCGCTTTAGTGTAGTTGTCGGGGCCGGTCTTCAACGTGGCCTGTGCAACAGAAACGAAACTGTATGTGTCCACGATGGGCGACGTCGGCTCCTGCCCGGTGGCAAGCTTGTTAATCTCTGTCAGAATTGCGGCAATGTCCGCAAAATCCATACCAGCGGGCATATTACTTCACTTCCTTTCCATAAGTCGGGTCGATGATTCGGGCTGTCACCGTTGCGGCATCTGCCGCCGGCTGCTGCTGGATGCCAAGGCCCAGCGCGTTTGCCTGCAACGTCTGGGTCATAGTCTGCATTGCCTGTGCGCTGGTCTGCTGGCCCTGCAAAATCTGCTGCAACAGGGTTTCAAGGCCATCGTACTGCGGCACGGGCTGCGGCACGGGCTGCGGTGCGGGCTGCGGCACGGGCTGCGGCACGGGCTGCGGTGCGGGCTGCGGCACGGGCTGCGGTGCGGGCTGCGGTGCGGGCTGCGGCACGGGCTGCGGCACGGGCTGCTCCATAGCTTCGATCTCTGCTTTGGTGTATCCGGCCATAGCGAGGGCCGCTTTTTCACTGATTTTCAACTTTGGTCGCCTCCATTACAACGTATGTGTCATGTGTCAGGCATTTAATGACCTGATCTTTATCTCCTTTGGAGAGAGGACCCACCGCGCAACACTGCCGCGTGTGGGCGACGTCGGCCCAGTCGCTATAATAGCCGATGCCCAAACGAGTGCAAAGGTCAGCCAGCAGAAAAGCACGCTCGTTTGTGATAGACTGGGCAAAAATGATATAACAACCCATCATAGTCAGCTTTCCTTCTTGATGTCGTCCAGGGCAAGCCGCATCTCGGTAATAGCCGCAGTGTTCTCCTTGACAACGGTATTACACTGATACCACATTAGCAGAAAAGCAGCGATAGGAAACCCCACATTAGAAATAGCCTGAATTACAGTATTGGCATCCATTTTGTGCACCTCCCTTACAGATACAAGTAAATCCCAGGTTCTTGCGCTGGCTGACGCTTGCCCGCCCCTTCTGGGGGCTGCCTGTGGGCACCTGGGATTAACTTTAGTATATACTGCCCGTTTAAAAAAGTCAAGTACCGCAATACTCGCGAAAGAAAATTTCATCCGAGTAACGCTCAAATTCAATCTGACGCTGCAAGTACGCGGGCCAGATATACCCATATGCGGCCCTAAATCGTTTTCGCTCATAGTCACCGGTTCCATACGTGGGCATCTCGCCAGACCGATGCCTACACACATAGTAGAGGGGTTTACTCTTGTGCTCATAGATGCAGCACCGCCCAATTTGAACAAGTGGGTAGTATTCCCGGAGGGGCCGGGATACAACAAGACTTTTCTCCTCGGCGCTGTATTGGTTTTCAATAGCGGACCTATAAAAATCTGTACCAGTCATAGACCTATAGAGGGCCGTATTGGCTTTCTCTTTTGCAATAGGGCTGTCCACTAGATCAATCAAAAGAATCCCTTTATCGGCCAACAGCTTGACGCGCTCTTTCTTGCCGATCATCTTTTCGACTGTATCGGTGATTTCCCACTGCATATAATAGGGGTTCGCCATGCCAACAGCGTTTGACATACACAACAGCGTCAGGGGCTTTTGCCCTTGCAATTCGCGGTTACGGTTGACCGTTTCATAAATGTTGGCAAGGCCCACACCCTCGCCTCGCCGGTAATAGTCAGACTCTTCTTTCTGGTACTCGTCCAAGATAATTATATTGGTATGGGGGCTTGAAAAACCACGGGTGCGAGCAAGAGTCACCACACTACCCACTACGCCCGACATCTTGGCCGGTTTTATGGGCGCTCCTGTATCCGTGTAGGCTCCTGCATTGCCCACTTCATACAGTCCCGCTATTTTGGGCAATTTGAACGGGGCGTAATGTGTTTGCAAATCGTCGTTCAATGGAGACCACGGCCACATACTGGGCGACGCACAAATAAGTTCCGCTTGCTGCGGTGTGCGGCGCAGATACAGAAATTCGTCTCCGGTCTGGTGGACGTGCTTTAGCGCTCCATAGGTCTTGCCGGTACCACGTCCGCCCCATATAAAAATGATGGGTGCTCCGGTGGACAAAATGCCATCTTTTTCGGAAAAATTCGGCCAACCTTCATCAGTGTACAGTTTAATCATCAGACAACCTCCATAATCTTGTACCCCAGTATCTTTGCGTATTCGTCAGTAATACCCAACGTGTAGGTATTATCACAAATACACAGGTTTCTTGTTATATGTACCGTATGCCCGTCAACCACAAAATCGGGCACATTGGGCCGGTCATTATAAATAACCTGATTTCCGGCGGCAAGACAGAACGTAAAGCCGGGCTTGAACACCTCAAAACCACCCCACAGGGCCAGCTCCAAACCGCCCTTCCGTTTGCTAACTCCGGCTATGGTAGTAGTGATCGGCCCGCCCTTTTTATAGGTAGTCGCATATTTTTTTGCGCCCCACGTCATAAACTCCGCATAGCTACGCTCTTGCTCATACACACCCATGTAATGAGTATTGCCTTTTGGGTCCGTAGCACACGCGCCATTGTCTTTCGCAAGCTGTTTCACAGATTTGTTGAACTCCGCTAAATCAATATTACCCATGTATTTGACGCTGTCAGTGTCGCAGTACACACCATTCTTGCCCGCGGCCCATTGCGCTATTTTTAGGCGCTTGCGAGTGTGGGCCGTTGTCCATACGCCCCATTGGTAGGGCAAAAACAAATGGGGGCGGTGGTCGTTATAACTGCCCTCCGGGTCGTCGGTGCACTCGCTCCAAAGATTGTCGGGGTCATCCTCGTCAAAAAGTGTGTCCAGCTGCAAGGGGTCTTGTGCGGTCATGCCGTAGTAGCTATTGAGATCGCCCTTGGCCTTGACATAATACAAATCTTGACCGGCCACACCTTTAAGGGATGTTTTGCCGGTGTAACTCTCTTTTACACAATCCGTCAAGGGCTTTGGCAGTTTGCCATAATCGGACGTCCAGAGATCGAGAACGTTAAGGGCATCCCAGTCATACTCTTTGGCAATGATTCTAAAATCTATATCGGTTATGGTGATCTCCAACTGTTCAGCAGACAACAGACGGCCATTGTCGTTAATGTATCCTTCACAGTGCCGAACCTTTGCAAGGGGAATATATGGGAACCCCCACCACTTAAAGCGCTGGCGCAAACCTTTTACTTGCAAGCGCATCAAGCAAGCCTTGCCGTGCCTCATACACTGCATCAAACGCTCTACGGTGGCCGGTTCCTGCCTAAATGGAGTCATAGGAAAATAACATTCACATTGTACGGCAGGGTATGCGCTCGACATATCCACGGAACCGACATTTTCCAAATGGAGACCTACATAATACCGATTCGCATGGGTGTCACCGCCCCGGAACGCCTCCCGCAACATTTGGTATAGGTCCCACGACGGCAAAAGGCGCTTGACCCGTTCAATGCCCCATTTATACATTGCTTCTCGGGCCATTCGCCGGACGTAGCCAGTGCGCGTTAATGGTAGAGTGTACAGGTCATCGCCATCTCGGTTCATCTCGATTAACAGGCACTCCACAATACACCGAACATCATTGACACAATACGCTAATTCTGTAGACGTTAAAGAAGTCCATGGGTACCGAACTTTGGAATAATCAAGTGCCCCCGTCAGTTTGGCATGAGGGGCACCCAACTGTTTGCCCCAGGCATCAAGGGACAAATTGCTGTGCCGCATACTGCATCGGTACTCAATAGCGCGATTGTCGCATTTTAAGACCCTGCGTGGCTTGCTGGCGAACACATCACCCGGGCCAAAATCCAGAACACCCGACAAATATTGAAATTCATGTGCAAGATTGTGAACGTACATACACAGAAACCAGTTGCCTTGCGGGCCGCTGTTGGCTTGCAAATAGTCGCTGATTATGCTTGTAAAGTGAAGCCACTCGTCCCACGTCCTACCAATAATGGTAATATCCAGACCGAGTTGACACTGCCAAATATACATTATGGTGTGGGGATTGTCGTCCGCATCAACACATACTCGGCTAGTCTCAATATCAAATGCACACGGCATATTAACATATAAGCGCTTCTTGTTTGTTTTGCGTTTCTTGCCTTTTGTGTGTTTGCGGTCTAAATGCTCCATAAGCCACGGGACAGGGTTATAATTACAAGCCTCCGCCAAAACCTCC